CAGAAAGGTGCATCAACTGGGCTGTCCTGTCGGGCACGGGGCTTGGTAGCTACGTGCCTCCGCCAGGAGCTCAAGTATCAGCGCTTTTAGCGACTGATAGCAATGAGTTTCGTTCGCGTTTTGGGGCGTTTGGTGATCATATAAATGGTCTCCTTAGCCTTACTGACGAAGATCTGGTAGGTAAAGGATTTATTCCTGAACCTCCGGGTTTATCCATCTTGGTTGAACATGCCCTTAAGGGTATGCTGCCAAGTGCTAAACAAGACATGTCGCTCCTCAATACTATTATAGAATTGAGGGACTTCAAGTCTCTTCCTCGTACTCTCACAAACATTGAGCGTTTGATTGCGAAGTTGGGGCGATTGGTTCAGAACGTTAGTCATTCTAATCCAGCCAAACCTTTAGCTGTGCTAAAGGCGACTGGACAGGTGATTAAACGTCCTGTAGCCGACCTAACCAAGTATAAGCTTCAGCGCAAGATGTTAAGAATCCGAAACTCTTTTGTGGGTTTCGGTTCTACACTACGTGAGATGCTCCATGCATCAGCCGACGGTTATCTCCAAAAGGAGTTTAACGTCGAGCCTTTGCTTCGCGACATCAGCGATATTTTTAACGCTGTTGTCGGGGTGGACAAACGTCTTCGACGTCTAATCCATCAATCGGGTCGGGTCCATATGAAGCATTATGACTTCAATTGGCAAGAAGTTGCTACTCAAGCGACGGAGCTTGTTACCACATCGGGTTACTCGTTAAGTCTGAACCAGTTTGCCGGAAGTATTTCACCTTCCGGCTTCACGGGAACAGATCGAGCTCACCCTTTGGGTTTCAAGGCTACGCGCCGTGTAACACACTACGAACCGACTAAATTCCATGCTCAAGTTGAGTATCGTTATTACTTTACTCAATACCAGTTGGAACACAACCAAGTTCTTAACATGCTAGACCGCATGGGTTTATATTCTATAAATCCCTCTGTGATCTGGAATGCTATCCCTTGGAGTTTCATCGTGGATTGGGTTTTCGGCGTAAGCCGATGGCTCAAATCACGATCTGTTATGAACATGGAACCGACGATCAACATATCGCGGTTCTTATGGAGTTGGGAGCGTCATCGCCGTATTGCTACGTACGTAAGTACATATCAAAAAGGCTATAACATCTCACCGACAATAGACACCTATTTGCCTACAATGTTCGAATCGACTTACCGTCGAGACGTGTCATTGCCGACAATTAGTCAATCTACCATCTTTGGTAGTGGGCTTAATTCTAAAGAATTAAGTCTTGGCGTCGCCCTCGTAATTACGCGACGGAAACGCCAAACAAGCCGTGGACGCTAAGTCCACCAAGGGATAAGATCCCAAGATGGTTAGACCATCACTACAACATGTTAGCAAATACACTAGTAACAAACGAGATCAAGAACGCTGCTGGGACGGAGAAAGAATTTCAACGTCTCAAAAGCGACGGGCGTTCGACGGAATTCGGTTTAATCACCGAAACTCCGTCTCTTCCCCACCGAATGAAGGTATCTCATAATGAGACCTCATCCGGTTTGAGTCGGCGTCGTAGGTCTGTTGCGCGATTTGATAAATCGTTCATCAGTTCTTATGACACTACCAAGATCGTCACTTGTTCTGCGTACGTTGTCCTCGATCGCCCAATTGGGCACGAAGCCGACGATACGAATTGCAAAGAAGTCTTGGCAAACTTGATGTCTGGTCTTGCCTCACTCGGGGCAAGCACCACTATCTTGTACGACTGTACGGGTACGCTCGCTACGAACCTTCTGTCTGGTGGTATTTAACTATCTGCCTTGGGGCAGGTACGCAAATACTTAATCAGTAGTTGGTTCCTGGTCTCAAGGAAAGGATAGTTCCACTTGAAGACAGTAAGTTCGTATTCTAGTGAAGATTTAGAACTTCTCGCGAAGTTCGTCTTCACTCATCCATGGGAAGTACTCAATAAGCTCGAGGAATGGGAAGCAGAACGGATTTATATCCGCCTCGCTAACTACGACTCGTTTAACTTATTAAGAATACTTGCTTCTAACGAAGCATTCGACGAGGGCATATCTTTTTTACAGCACTATCGCAAAACGAATAGTGTTGCATTGGAGCTTATGTCCTACGGTGCTGCCACTAGATGTATGAGGCGGGCTGTAAAGCCTTATCTCAAACGTATAGTAGGGGACATCTCTGATAGAGATCTCCCCCCACATCAGTTCCCCACTACTACCGAGGATGAAACATCCTACGTAGAAATTGAGGAGGTTCGATGAGCAACAGCATTAACGAATCCACATGGATTAAGGATACTGAGAGACAATCGCGTATGACATTTGGGTTCCCGCTCTTGCAATTCTTCGTATCGAAGACTGCAATTGTTGAGACCCTCTGTATGTATGCGATGGCTTTCAGCCAAGAAATGCGTCTGCCAATTTTATTGGTAGTCGTCATTTCTTTCTTCGTTTGTGTCTGTCGAGTATTTGCGCATGCTCTAAGCGAGGGACCATATGGCTCCTGCTAAAAGCTTAGATGAGTTAAGTCTCATCGCCGCATTGCTCGCAGACGCTCACGCGTCTTATCGAGTTGTGTTCGACACACGTGCCCTAAAAGCTACTATGAAAATAGTAGTGGATAGAACACGCTCTGAAGGAGTGGGTTTTCTTTCGAAAACTTTACCCCGCCTTGGCAAACACCTTGATCAGGTGCTTGCAGGATCTACTACTTGGAACGCTGAAGAATTGGAGTGGAAACTCCAAGACAACAGTAAACTACCTAGATTTCTAGGCGAGTTATTCAATCTAGTATTCCAACCGGACGGTTCACTTCTTCCTATACCAGACGCAAATTGCGTTACGCTCATAAGACAAATCCTCTACTTATATTATAAGTTAGAATTGCCTTATGACGAGGTTCAAGAACAACAAGTCATCAACGCCTTTAAACAGGCGGAGAAAGACTTATCGGAAATGCTTCCTCAGTTTGCTACTTGGCATTCTGGTTGGCATAGTATATTCAGGCACGAGCGAGCATACTTCTCATCGATCGTTGATGAAAATCATCGAGATGGTAAGTGGCTTACTCAGTGCTCTGTAATTCGCGAGGCTAAACGGCTCCTCTCGGAGTTGTTTAGTTCGTTCGACCCTACGGACATCATCCCTAGTCACGGACCTGGAGTTGTTGCTACAAAGCAACGACTTTCCAAGAAGTTTCTTTGGACCGATGTTTCCAGTCGAATCACAGACCTCTATCCTTTTGATGCGTATTTCTGCGCATCATCTGGACATGTTTGTGATAGTTACCCCCGCTTCGATGCGGTGGGTGTCACGGATCATTCGGCTCGAGTTTTACTCGTTCCGAAGGATTCCCGCGGCCCAAGATTAATCTCTTGCGAACCCGTTGATAATCAATGGATTCAGCAAGGGCTAAGCAGGGCTATATACCGATTAGTAGAGAACCATCCACTTACAAAGTGGAATGTGTTCTTTACCGATCAGGGTCCGAACCAGCGGGGTGCCTTATTAGGCAGCTCGACGGGACGGTACGCGACTCTAGACCTCAAAGAGGCTAGTGATCGGGTTCACCTTGAATTGGTTCGCCTACTCTTTCCTGAGCGCCTTTTGGCGTATCTGGAATGTTGTAGATCAACCTCAACGGTGTTGCCGTGTGGTGAGAAGTTACAGCTCCTTAAGTTTGCCCCAATGGGTTCAGCTTTATGCTTTCCTATTATGGCTTTAACTATATGGTCGCTGCTCACTGCTAACACACCGGACGCAGATTCTCGTGAGAGAATCTTAGTATACGGTGACGACGTCATTGTACCAACGGCGCAAGCCGGGAGCGCAATGAGCATCCTCGAAGAGTTTGGGTTGAAAATCAACCACTCTAAGAGTTGCATCCAAGGACTTTTTAAAGAGTCCTGTGGCGTAGATGCCTTCCAAGGCGTCAACGTTACTCCGGTCCGCATTCGGACCGTTTGGAAGAACTCACCTAGCCCTGACGTCTACACCAGTTACATTAGCTATGCTAATGCATTCTGGGATAGACGCTACTACGCGTGCCACGAATTTATCGTGGAGAAACTGCAAGCCGTTTACGGCCCAGTCCCGAGCGAAGAACTCGTTGGAAATCGAGCTCCTAGCTTACGCGGAATACCTGCTGAAAAGCAACGTTTCAAATCGCGCTTCAATAAGCATCTTCAGAAGATGCAATATAAAGTGCGTGTTGTTACGTCCCCGAAGGTTCATGAAAATATAGATGGTTGGTCAATGCTGCTAAGGTATTTTACCGAAGCGCAAAGACCTCCCCCCTATATACCTCACGGCACATCAGGCGGTGTTCACACTCTTAGTGAGTGTGTCCAACCGTTTTCAGTCAGTCAGTATACGAAGCGGGGGACAAGTTTTCTTGTCCACCGCTGGCG